CCGCCCTGTGGTGCGCCTGCCATCGTTATCTCCTACACAAACAACTTGTTGTACTGAGCAACGGCTTCTGGATTGCGAGCCTGTAGCTCTGCCAATGCCTGCTCATACTGCGGGGCCGATGAGTAGCCCATGAAACCACCTGCGTACTGTTGCGCTTCTGGCATACCTGCCATTACGTTTCCGCCCTGTGGTACTAATCCGAATGCCGCCGCAGTGTCGTACTGGCCCTGCATTGCCGCTGTCTGAGTCGGGGTAAACGCCGCAACATCAGCACCATAAAATGGCATGTAAGGGATCTTCTGAGCTTCTTCCGCTCGTGCCAGATTTCGCGTTGCAGGGTCTTCAATCCACTTTGGAATCTCAACCTGCTGTGTTTGGCTTCCGCCTTTTCCGCCGCCGCCGCCCATTTATAACTCCTTGCTCATTACACAGAACGACTCTTCCCAGTCGTGCTTGTCTAAAACTCGTGTCCAACCACGCCTACCTGCTATGGTCATACTGTCGCATTTGTTTATTCTAGCAAATTCTGCGGCAGATTCCTGAAAATCAAGGATTTGTTCCATATCGCCGCCTGCTAGGAACACATGCAAAATCTTTTTGCGTGGGTAAACAGTGATCTCTGTCACCGCGCATCCAAGCTCACCGGCCCACAGTTGCATTGTACCCGATAACACGCCATTCACGATATCAATGAACTCGTGTGTTCCTCCTGAATACATCAGTGCGTTTTCGATCCACTGACGACAGCGATCGAGTTCTAGCATCATGATGTCTTCCATCGGTAGTTGTTGGGCTAGGTTGTGTCCGTAAGTCATACAGTCACCTCAGTGATTACCAGTGTGACACTTGGACTTGCCGGGCAAAACGCCGTAGCCGCAAGCCCATTAATGTCAAGGTCAAGGCTATCCACAGCGAACATAGCTTCCAAGTAATCACCGCTCTCCACTTGGAATAGACCAGTGCGCGAGACAGTCTTACGCTGATTGTTTGCGGTAATGACGTTAACCATTGTCGAACCCGGCACATCAGTGCCGTTGATACGCGGCCACATGTACATGGTTTTAGCTGATGAACTTTCCGAATGCATTTCGGCGGAAAAGTGAATTTCATATGTGCCTGCTCTGCTAAAATTTATTCTACTTGTTACTGCACCATCTACCGCCATACCACTTGCAACCGCCGTGTTGCCCCATGTGATTGCTGTAGCTGTGTTGACCGCTGTAGCGGCCTGAGTTGTTAGCGTGTAAAACGCGCCATAACTATTGTAGCTGTAAGCCAGTGGAACCCACTCGTTATTGTACGAGACAACTGGTTGATTGATTTCTCGATCCCATAAAAACACGCCGTCATCGCTTGCAGAGTCATCAGTCTGTTTGAACTGGATGCGGTTCATGAAACGAACGAGATAAGTGTTGAGGCGTTCGCCCCACTCTGTCCAAAAGTCACCGAGTGGAGGAGGCGGCTTGATCATCTCTCACCGCCCGGAGTTGCCTTGACCCGCATGATACCTGCTCGCCAGTCTGAGTTGACCGTTGTCTCTAGCCGCATACGCATCTGCCTTCCTGTGAATCGGACAGACGTTGGGTTAGCCATTGTGTACGGCCCATACTCACGTTCTGTGTCGTTGGGATGGAATCGAGTCTTGAACTTAGCTGTTACGTCACCCTGATTGAGTTCATCAGGGATCAACTGATTGACCTTCATGACTGTGTCGCCATTGCCTAGGCTGATCGGCCCAGACTCAACGAACGTGGTGTCACCTTGGTGATTGAAGCCGTACTCGTGGAAGTACAGGTATCCATCAGCAGTTGTCCACACTGGGTATCTGAGAATGCCGATGTCGATCGCCGCTGTCCGAGATAGGTTGCCGAACGTCCAGATCTGATCCTTGTAGTCATAGGTCACATAACGGTTATTTTCTACTGAGTCTTCCGATGGGTAAAACCACCAGATCTCTGAGTACCGTGAGTTGTGGACGCCATACACCTTTGATATTTGGTTTGTGTTGATATCCCGGAACACATAGTCGGATACGTCACAGTTCAACTCTGTAGGTACAGACCCGTTGAACATGAAGAAACCTTTCTGCCCCATCCAGAATGCGAACTGGTCAACCGCTACCAAAGAGTTTGGTGAGTCAGTGCCACACGCCGAACCAATGCGCTCAAAGCCATAAACATACGGCGGCCCTTGGTAGGTAGCGATGTGCGCATCTGCATCTGTCAGAATCAGTGTGCGGCCCCGTACACGAGTCGCTGTCATGATTGAGCCAGAAGTCTGTAGTTCTAGGTCACCTGCCTCGTTGGTTGCCGCAGGAGTCCAAGTGGTGTTGTCTTCTCGGTCACACCAAGAAACCTTACGAGGATTACCGTCTGCGCCGAGAGCAAAGATGAACCGCTCTTCTGTCACAACCATTGACCTGTTGTTGACCGGGGCGTTAGCAATCACTGCCGCAGGATTCGATGTATTCAACTGCCACTCGTATAGCTTGCCGTCATCAATAGAACAGGCAACGAGGTATTCACCCCAGTTATCGATCGCCCATGTTGTAGCCGGGAGGTAAGTGGCCGTTGGTGTACGCGGAGTTGAGTACGTTCCAACATTGTAGTAACCGCCGCCGTACCCAGTGTTTTGCTCTGCATCTTCGCGTCCTGCAGTTATCCCAACAGGGGTGATATCGGTTAGGTTTCCTGAAGACGAGATGTAGTACAGTTTGTTGTACGTTCCGACAGCAACGTTGTTTGAGTCGTCATTGGCTCGCCATCCATGCATGCCCCGTGGAGCCGCATTGACCGCAGTCTCCGTGAACGCAGTCCAACCACCTACTGGGCGTAATGATCCTTCTGACCAACGCACTAACGAGCCGTCTCTCCAACGATTTGACTGCTCGTACTCTGTGCCGTTGCGGTACATGCCCGGCTTCAACTGGAGTGGAATTAGTGGCATCAGTTGCTCCTTACGCTAACTCAATCCAACAAGCGCCATCATAGCCTGATCCGGCTGTGCCTAGTACGCCTGTTCCACCATCGCCGACATCATTTGCGACTCCAGTGTTTCCACCTGCTTGCGCCCCATCAAAGTCGAAAGGAGGCTTAGATCCTGCGGCTCCACCCGGACTGCCCGGCCCAGTGTTCTGTCCACTGATTGACGGGCTTCCAACTGCGTTGTTGTTGAATGACGCAATACCGCCGCCTCCACCAGTTGAGACAATCTCAGAATCAGATCCAAACTTAACGCCAGAATCTGTACCTTTTTCAC